TTTTCTTTGTCAAAAATAAATTATAAAAGGATTGAATACTAATTGAAGTATGTCACTAAAAGCGAGTTTGAGTTGCTACAAAAGGCAGGATTATTAATAGCGGATAAAAATAATAAAAACTTTAATATTACTAGCCAGAAAAAGAAAGCCCCTAGAGGGAAACACTATGTCGAAGAAACCAAGAAAATAATGGAGTTCCTAAAAAATCTTAATAAGTAAATGTGTCGCATTCAGAAAATTACATAAAACTTATATTATATATGAGTTTATTCTTTGTTATAAAATGAAGTATATATGATAGAGAGTAAAGTAATAAAAAATAATTTTTCGGATTACTTGACTAACACAATAAAAAATACTATAACATATGTGTAGAGTTATACTAATTATAATGATACTTATATTTTCAATAGTTTGAAGTTATAAAAACTAAATAAAAAAGGAGATGATAATAATGAATGAGTTTAAACAATGCAATGTTCCAGTGCTTGATGCGTACATAATTAATGACCTGCTTAATGCAGGATTTATGATAGCTAGTGTTGCACCGCACAGAGATAATAGTATCAGAACAGTATTTTACTTAGTACCAGATGAGGGGTTAGTAGAAGCAATTACTAAAGCATATGACCGACACTATAAGAGTGTAGAAATGTATGATTAAGATTAAAATTGAAGGAGGAATTTATGGTATATAAGACATATGTTATTAATGAAGATACAGGCGAAGCAACCGATTCAGAAGGTGGCAGATATTATTCAAAGAAACAATTAGAAAGTTATCATAAAAAGAAAATTAGAAAACAAATACAAAATGATTATGGCGCCTTTGTGTTTTTGCTTTTCAATTACAAGCAGGAATTATTTCCAAACATAACACCATCAAATTTGACAAGGCTTATATTCATCAGCACATACCTTAATTATGATGGTTATTTGATGCATGATAACGGCACTTCAATTAATAAAAAAAATATGAATGATTTGCTGAAATTAGGAAAAACGGTATATAACCAATTCTATAAAGAAATGACTGATAATAACATTCTAAAAGAAAAAAACCAGATGTTATATCTAAATTCAGAATTGTTTCATAAAGGCGACATTGAAGAAATAGATGGGGCAATGACTAGAATATGTGTTAGCGGTGTTAGGGGTTTATATCAACAGGCAGATGTGAGGGCACACAAAACACTTAGTTATATCTTTAAGATATTACCTTATATCAATATCAAATATAATATAGCTTGCCACAATCCACAAGAGAGTAATATAAACTTAATAGAACATCTAACATTAGGCGAATTTTGCGACATTGTTGGATATGACAGAAGTAAAGCGAAGAGATTAGCAAATGAATTATTTCAATGCACTTTTCTAAATGGAAAAACAGTTATGCGCTATGTATCAGATAAATCTTTTGAAATATCTACATTTCGGATTTTTGTAAATCCTAAAATATATTATGCGGGTAGTGAATTGAAAACGGTTGAAGTGTTGGGTGGATTTTAACATTTCGACATTCTGCGGTCAAATTGGCAAAAATTTCGACATTCTGCGTTTTTCAAAATTGTATTTTAATAAAATATTTAATTACTATAAATTAACATTTTTTATTTCTATCCTTCTTAATCTTGTAACATTATTTAAGATGATGCCAATTAACAGACGTACCAATAAAACAAATAATAAATTAATTTGCAAGAAAAATAAAATAGTATTAAAGGAAAAATTTGAATATTAGTTTATAGTATATCTGTTATTGATTTACAAACAAGTAAAAGTATTTTTAATTAAAATTCTAAATAGTAAATTGATTGGATTATAAGACAGTTTTAATAAATATAATTCTACAATAAACAATGAGACTTATTAAACTATATCCCTGCTTTGTGTAGCCCCAAGCGAAACAAAGAAGCAGGGGTATAGTTTTTTAATAATCTAAATATATAACAACACCGTACAAAAATAAACACAAATACAAAAGATAAATGAAAGGGTGAATATAGCATTAAGGATTGGTAAATAAAAATGAACACTATACACGAAGCATTTAATAATAGTTATAATACAGTAGGCAGAATTGGTGAAGTAATGGTAATAGATTATCTTACTTATTTAGGATTTGAAGTTAATGATTTAGAAAATGATATTAAACTACAGCGTAAAGGACAGGACTTAATAGTTAATGGAGTACGAATAGAAATAAAGCATGATAGACGTATAGCCGACACTGGTAATATATTTGCAGAGTGGTCAAATGAAAGACCTAACTATATTGAAAAAGGTTGGCTACAGAAAAGTCAAGCTGATTATCTGTTTATTCTTAGCACAGATAATAGATTATATATTTTAGAAATGCAACAGCTAAAAGCCATTATGCCACAAGCTGGTAGATATATTAGGTTTCCTAATAAGATAGATGGCGGCTACAGTACAGCTTATACACTTCCAATAGCTAAAGCTGATAAATTAGATTTGCTATTACATACAGTAGACTTTGCTTCACAATCCGCAGATGATGCGGATTTTTTTGTGTCTATTTTAGGTAAAGTAAATGAGTAAATACAATGTATCAGCTAATAAAGCAAGCCGCACCTATGATGGAATTGTTTTCGATAGCGTTTTAGAAATGCGGTACTACATGGATGTGTGTATCGCAGGATTGGCTACAGGACTGTATACGACGGTTTCAAGACAAGTGCCGTACGTTTTACAAGATAAGTTTAAATGCCATGACAAGGCTGTGAGGGCTATTACTTATGTAGCGGATTTTGTCCTAGAATATTCGGACGGACACATTGAAATAATCGATGTTAAAGGGATGGCTACAAATGAAGCACTAATGAAGAGAAAGTTATTTCAATATAAATATCCTTTAGAAACGCTGATATGGATTAGCTACAGTAAACAAGATGGTGGATGGATTGATTTTTACCAATTGCAGAAGTTGCGCAGGGAACGCAAGAAGATTAAAACAGTAAAGGAGAAATGAAAATGAGTAATATTATTTTTAGTAATCAGATTGCCGCATGGTTAATCTTGAATGGTTGTAAGGTTGAGGAAGTAAGACAAAGGCAGGATGACACGGCTAAACAGCTTTATATATTCGTGCAAGATGCTAATTTTAACGAATTGATGGGGGAATTAAAGAAATGATTATATTAGAAATATTAAAGTGGGTAGGTATAGCATATATAACCTTTTCTGTTGTAATAACCACATGGGCAATCATAAAACAAGTAAGACAATAATTATTATTTAGAATTGGGGAGATGAAAAGTAATGGCACAATTAACACCAAAACAAAAGAAGTTCTGTGACAATTATATTAAAAGTGGCAATGCAACTGAAAGTGCCATTAAAGCAGGATATGATAAAAAATATGTTGCAACAAATACTACTAAGATACTAAATAGGACTAACGTAAAAGAATATATAGATGAAAGGAATAAGCAACTTGATATAAAAACAATTGCATCATTAGAACAGGTATTAGAATTTTTAACTTCTGTTATAGATGATGAAGATGCGAATAAATCAGATAGGCTTAAAGCGGCTGATATGAGATTAAAAACATTGGGCGCTTATCTTGATAGAGTTGAACAAAAGACAGAAACTACAATACATGTAAGTGTAGATGATGCGGATGGCTAACATTAATCTAAAATTAGAAAAACAGCTTTTCAATGATACTTATTATCAATATCTTTTTGATTATAGTCACAGATATAATGTTTATTATGGTGGCGCAGGTTCGGGGAAAAGTGTTGCAATCGCACAGAAACTATTGATTAAGGCAATGAATGATAATAGAAAAATTCTCGTTATTAGAAAAGTTGGCGCAACATTAAAAGATAGTGTATTTCAGCTATTCAAAGATTTATTAAGCAAGTGGGAAATATTATGTTACTGTAATATTAATCTATCTTCTTTTAGTATTGTATTACCTAATGGTTCAATCATCCTTTGTAAAGGCTTAGATGATAACGAAAAAATAAAGTCAATTACAGGTATTACGGATATTTGGTGTGAAGAAGCAACTGAACTAACACAAGAAGATTTTACACAGCTTGATTTACGTTTGCGCGCTAAAACAAGTAATCTTGAAATGTATCTTTCACTTAATCCTGTATCTAAAGCGAATTGGTGTTATAAATACTGGTTCGCTGATGGTACACCTGTTAACGCTTTTATTCTAAAGACAACATACAAAGATAACAGATTTTTACCACAAGAATACATAACTAGTTTGGAAAATATGAAACTAACTAATCCAACATACTATAAAATCTATGCTTTAGGTGAATTTGCTTCACTCGATAAGCTTGTTTTCAATAATTGGAAAATTGAAGATTATTATTTTAGAAATGTGAATGGTAAATTACTTGTTGGTTTAGATTTTGGATTTGTGGCAGATAAGACGGCTTTAATTTGTAGCATGGTAGATGAAGAGAATAAGAAAATTTATATATTCGATGAGTTTACCTGTATCGGCAAGACCAATGATGAGATTGCAAGGGTAATTCAAGCTAAGGGATATAGTAAAAGCCTTACAATAGCAGACTGTGCCGAACAGAAGAGTATTGAGGAATTACGCAGGGCAGGAATTTATAGAATTAGGGCAAGCACTAAGGGCACTGATAGTATTATTCATGGAATACAGAAGCTACAACAATATGAATTGATTGTGCATCCAGACTGTGAAGAAACAATAACAGAATTGCAAAATTACAGTTGGCAGAAAGACAGAAGCACAGGCGAATATATAAATAAACCTATTGATACTTTTAACCATTGCTTAGATGCACTTAGATATAGTTTACAGTGCGTGAATGACAACAGATTAAAGACTATCAATAAATCAATATTAGGACTTTAAACACCTGCATAGGGTGCTTTTTTTATACCCAAATTTAGGAAGTGAGGAACATAGATGTATTTAATTGATAAGAACGAACAGTTAACAACAGCATTAATAAGTAAAATTATTCAATCATTTGAAACAAAAGATAAATACAAACTACAGAGATATTACGATTACTACACAGGCAAGCAAGACATTATGAGAAAGACTGTTACGGACACTACAAAGCCCTGTAACAGGATAATTACCAATTACTGCTATAACATCACTAACAATTATTTAGGCTACTTGACAGGCAAGCCAATAGCCTACAGTAGCCAACAGGAAATAGAAGATATACAAACAATTCTAAATTATAATGATGTTAAAAGTGCGGATAGCGAACTACTAAAAAATGCTTTGATTTATGGGAAGTCTTTTGAACTGAATTACATTGATGAAGATGGTGAACAGAGATTTAAAGTATTAGATACAGTAAATACAATTGATGTTTATGATAATACGATTAACTGCAATTTGCTTTATGTAATTCGGTATTATTTAGCTGATACTTTAGATTTGAACAAGGGATATTATATTGAGGTATACACAGATAAAGAAGTTTATACGTACAAGAGTAATTCAATGTATTCTTCATTAGAAACAATATCAATTATGCCTAATTACTTCAATCAAGTACCTGTAACTGTATTCAGTTTAAACACAGAACAAGAAAGCATATTCGATAAAATCATGACATTACAAGATGCATATAATACATTACTTAGTAGTGAAGTGGATGATTTTCAAGCGTTCTGTGATGCTTATTTAGTATTGAAGGGTGTTACGGCAGAACCAGAGGATTTACAGTCGATGAAGGAGAATAGAATTTTACTTTTAGATACTACTGCTGATGCAAGCTATTTGAACAAAAGTATTTCAGATACACAAATTGAAAATATGTTAAACAATATTGATAAGAAAATACATTTGATTGGCAATTATCCAGATTTTAGTTCTGATGCATTCGGCACTTCAAGCGGTATTGCAATGAAAATGAAATTATTAGGATTAGAAAATACTGCATCTTCCATTGTTCAAAACATGACTAAAGCTATACAAAAACGTATTGAATTGATTTGTACAATTCTTAGTGTTAAAGGCGCTGATAGTATTTGGAGAGATATAGATATAATCTTTACACGTAACATTCCTGTAGATGAAGCGGCTATTGCAAGCGAGATTAACACGCTTAGAGGTTTGGTATCAGACAAAACACTATTAGCCCAACTTCCATTTATTGATGATGTAGAAGCTGAATTGGAAGAAATGGATAAGCAAAATAAAACAAACGCTACTTTATACAGCTTCAATTCGGATAACGCTTCTAATACTGGTGACGGAAATGCCGAATGAGTATTGGAGTAAACGTGTTCTAAAACAATCAGAAATGATATATGACAAGACTTTAGGACAGATGCAACAACAGTTAGCCGTGTACTATAAGCAAGCCCTACAGGACGTACAAGCCGATATCAGTACCTTATGGGATACGATGCTAGAAGAAAGTCTAACAGGTGAAATAAAGGCAAATGATTTATACAGATTTAACCGCTACTATGATTTGCAGGCAAAGATAAATAGCAAATTAAAATCGTTAGGAAATAACGAAGTTGATATTAACAATAAGAACTACACTAAAATGTATAACAAAATAGGTGAAGTGATTAACGGTAATATTCCAGAACAGTATATTAATCAAGCCTATGTAATCTTGCCAGATGACAGGGTGAAACAGGTGTTGGATAGTATTTGGTGCGCTGATGGTAAGAATTGGTCAACCAGAATATGGGATAACAAAACTTTACTTCAGCAACACATTGAAAAAGGGTTATTAGATAGTGTATCAAGGGGT